TCCATATTAGAATTTCAAACTCTCAACCGTACTGTAACTGCTTAATCTAAGTTGCTTAACAGAACCACTGACTATTGCAAGTGCTTATGGAAAATTATGAATCTAAGAGAGTTGTTGATGATATATCCAGAGTCGACCTGGTTAACGACGCAATCGTGTCATCAGCCGTCCGCAATGTTATTCAAATACATTACACCCTCACTACCAAACAGAGGGAAATCCTGGGGTTGGCTTACCCTGGGTATAGGCTTATGTCGACAAGACCTATTCATGAAGCCCAACATCCGGTCCTTAATGCTTCGAGGCAAATTGACGAGCATCAAATACGTGATTATGTTATTGCTAAGTATAACCCACAAGGCATCATATTGGACATCGGAGGCAACCCTAGCCGTGCTCAAGAATATAGAAGGCGTGTGCACTGTTGCAACCCCATACTCGATCAAGCTGATGTTTTGCGCGCAGCATCTAGGCCTCATAGACTACCAGTCACTACCTGTTGCCATAGAGCTGAAGATTGTCAATGCTATCAATTTGATATTGCTATATCTAGTCATTCACTTTACTATCAAACTCCTGAACAAATTAGTCAGGTGCTTATTAGGACTAGCACGCGCATTCTTGTAGCCTCAGTACATCGAGTTTTCGACGATTTCGGAATGATCGGCGATGATGGGTGGTACGTAAAGAAAAATGGATTGGTTCAATTCTATGCCAACAATTCTTCGTACTCATACTCTCACCCCAGTATTGACTGGTTAAAAACCGGTGGGAAAATCATAGGGAACAAGACCCTCTGTTGGACTTATATCCAAGGCAATTCTATGTCGATAATAATATGTTTCAAATTACATCACGGCATAGTTCCCTTAAGCCAACCCAATACAATTTTAAATCCCAACGACAAGAACTTTTATGTCAAAAATTACCCGCTAGCTTGGTGGTGGCGGTTGTTGGGCTACTCTGGACCAGATTTGATTATATCCCGGGTAGTAGTGGATAAATTGAAAATTTGGGGCGCTTTGCGTAAAAGGGATAAAGATGTTTTAGCCCAGATGTCAGGCGAAGCAAGGCGCTACTATAAAGAACTTAAAGTGCCAGAATTCGTTTATTCCAACAGCATTCCAGCCACTGTGGCAGAAGCTTATTCATCTTTGGGATCGTCTACTGGACCTCTACAAGAAATTAATGACTGGGCTCATACCTACAATGAGTATAATAATTTGTTGGCCGGAAAGATCAATTACTCGTGGTGGGTCCGAGTATTGACTGGACTAGCTGCTGGGTCAGCCGCCTCTTTATTAGTTCTAACTTTTGTTTGGAAAAACATCAAAAAACTGGTCAAGAACTATCCAATCTGTAGTGCTTTCATCCCCATGTTGTCATACTGGATATACAAACTAAAACAAATCAAGTTAGTAAATTTGCCAACAGTAACGGATTGGATGTTCCAAGAACTCTATGAACAATTCAAATTAGCTCCCACCAATACGAGACTATATTACATTGACAAACCCACCCGGGTTCGCGTGTTCCCTCCAGCCATGACCATGGATCAAATCATGGCTTTGCCTCAAAACCCAGCATCTCAAATTATCATCAGGAAAGATATCCCTGAAATTACCATTGAGCGTCCCATAGTGGTTTATGGAATTATTAACACCATGGTCGTGATGCCTGGGGCTTTTGATAGAAGCAAGGAGTCGTACATGGCAATGTTGCGTAATCGAATGACCAAACCCCCCACCACTGACAGGTTTAGCGCTGATTTAACGGCTGTATGGTGGTGCTGGCACAGAATGTACACAAATCAAATGTTTGGTGATCCCGGATCCGCCAGACCAATCAGACAAAATGAGTGGATTGACAAATTCCCAGAACACCAGCAACAGTTCCTTCATCGGGCCCAAGAACAAAATTATTACAACATCACCAATGGGTTATACTGTCGGTCTATCTTCATGAAAAGGGAGTTTTACACCAAAATCACACATGAAGGCTGGGTGGGGAAAAGACCCCGGCCCATACAAGCCGGTAAGGCCGAATTGCACTTAAAAGTAGCTTGTTCAGTCATGGGATTTCAAAGACATTTGAAAGATTATTTACACCCACGGAATTACGGTAATGTACATTGGTTTATACCTTGTGGCGCTAGCCCGGCTGAAATGGGCTCGGTCAAAGACAAACATTTAAATTCAAATTCCTGTTCTGAAGAAGGTGATGACCGCGACTATGACGTACACAATGGCGTGGCTCCTCAAATAATGAGCGCTGAAACAATTGTGACAGTTTGTCCGACCGAAGATGCCCAGGAAGTGTTTGAACATTTAGCCCATTTAGGGCCAACGCAAGGCTACGTAAAAGATTTCATCCAAGTAATAATTGAAACTTGGTCAATACATAGTGGAGATCTTTGGACTTACATAGTCAATTGCATCACAAACATCTCACGCAAGACTTTCATTTTGTCACTTTATCAAATGCGTGGGAAATGTTTATTTTGTTTGATTCCTGTTGAAGGGTTCTATTGCGCCCCTTGCGTCACTAACTTCCGCACTTCTTGGATTCGGTTGTTTCAACATGCCATCCCCGTACCACAACAACTACTTCCCAAACTTAACTCTGCCAATGACGCTATGGTAGGTGCCAATGCGATAGGGTGTTTTTCTGGTGATGATAGTGACCAGATGATGGACCAACAGTTCGCCCCTCCTGAAGATTTCTATAATCGAGTGAGCGAACATTTGGGGTATGACTATAAGTGCAAAATTCACACAGGGCCCTACCATCAATATCACACTAGTTTTTGCTCTGGACGTTGGTGGCCCACAAATAGAGGTACAATATTAGGGCCGAAACTCGGGAGATGGATATGTAGATCAGGATGGTGGATTGACCCCCCAAAGTACACAGAAGATTTTCTAAAACAGATGCTCATGGGGGATTGTATCAATCGATTAATGCAATGCCATTTCATCCCCTTCCTTAGGTTATACTGGCAAAAAATACGTGACTTATTGGATGGCGTTCAACCCAAGCTCTATACCAATAGGAAATATCAGGACTGGATTCCTAACGAACTGATAGCGGAACCCTGTGATGAGACGTGGATCATGCTCGGCCAAGTATACGAATTGACAAGAGAACATGAAGAAGAATATGCCAAACATCTCAACACCATCCATAAACTTCCAGCAGTATTCAATTTCGCCCCATTCGCTAAAGCTCTCATGATCGACTGTCTGGATGGTGATGACAAAGATGACCCACTTTTTTAAAAGTCCGGCCCATGACGTTAAACTGGGCTGGGTCACTTAACTTTGGGACCCACCGGGGGGTCCCTTTAAATATACCCGGCTTTGATTTGCAACTATTTCATCAATTACTCTCTCAAACTGGACGCTCAATCCTTATCTCAAATACTTGCAAATCAATCATTATTTTTAACCTCATTAAGACTCTCAAAAGAAAATCCAACATGGAGTTATCTCGAATCTCCCCACAATTTGCACTCCACGGAAAATACGTTGGACCCGGACACACCGGTGGCCCTACGCTTGGATCTGTTAACTTCGACACAAGGCCAGTGGACGAACTTGACGATGCCGCTAGAAATCACGATTGGCAATACCGTTCTGAGGATGACGCTGAGAGGCGCCTTGCCGATTATGTCCTTAGCCAACGCGCGCTGCTTGCTTCGAGCCGATTGTCAGGTGTTAGTAAACTCAAAGCTTATGGAGTTGGCTACGGAATGTACCTCAAAGCCCTCCTCGGCAGAGGCGATGCTACCAAAGCCCGCATCCGTGACGCACCACCTCTCCGACTTGTTGGAGTCGAAACAAATCCTGGACCTCAACCATCTAAGGCCTTTATTCGAGGACAGAGAGTCAATCCCCCCAAAAAGAACCCAACTAAACCTCCCCAACCAAACAACCAACCCAAACCTAAAAATCCGAAGAACCAAAACCAAACCCCAAGAATGTCCAAACAAATGAGAAATGCCATTTTGACACAACAAATGTTCAACCAACCAAAATCTAGCGTTTATCCTTCAGGCTTACCAGTTATTGATGAAGTAAACGTGTTGCCTAGTCAAGATTTCTGGTTTGGTGACGTCAAAATAAAACCCATGATAGCTCCAGCCACCATCATAGGGAACGGGCAAATATTTTATACTATAAGGGTAGACCGAACAATGTTTGCTGACACTCCTGCCGCAAAGAAATTTGAAATTTTTGGCAGATGGGGCATTGAATTTGTCACTCTGAAGGCCGTGCCAGCTTTAGCCACTAACACTAATGGTTTAGCTTACATTGCTGTGATGACTGATCCAAACGATGCTCCAGTTGTCGGCACGGTAAAACCTGAAACTTGGTTCGCAGGTCGGAATGCTAGACAACATTCCGTCTTCGGCGCTCCCTGGAAAGTAACCTTGAAAGGCGAAGGCAAGCACTTATACACTGACCAACCATTCCACAACGTATCATCGAACGTGGTCAGTATTGATGACAAAAGACTGGATGCAGCTGGCGTTTTCGTATTTGCTGCGTCTGATGGTTTCGGCACAACCAGTGCTGATATCGCATCTCTAAGAGTTATAGCCCGGTTACATTTCTGGAACGCCGAAGAAACAGAAGATGATGGCGTGTTATGTTGTGTCAAAGCTCAATCAATAAATTCCTCTAGTGTACAATCAATTACAGGTGGAGCCGCGACCTACGTAACTGATTTGTTTAATGCCATCGTGACAGCCCCAAAAACATACGTAGAAGGAGTTTACCAAGATTTCTACTACGATGGAATATATTTCAACTTCCCACCAGGCGATTATTACTTCCAATTCAGTCTCTTTTTGTCTGGTGACCCTGGAAACACTGCTTTTTCTCCTAATTTTGGTTCAGGTGTGTTTTCTTCTGACGCAGCCGCTACTCATTATTCTGACACCTGGGGCCCTGAGTTCAATAAAGACCCGCCCAATCTAGTCTCACCCGTTTACAAGGAGATTTACAGCGGCACGTTGCGTGTGGAAACTCCATCTACTGGAAGTCCATATTTAACACTTCAACCACAAGTACAGTACACTAATAATGTCAACATTCTTGGAGGAGTGTTCTTATGTTACAGACTCCCTACTTCAATTGGTCATCCTCAAGCCTCACATTACCCTATGGGAAATAGTGGTGGATCTGTTTCGTACACTTCAAATGGAGGCGTAGCTGGCCCAGCTTTTAAATGTAAACCCGCTTCGCAAAGCCACGTCATCATCACTAAATCTGAGTTAGAAGAATTTCGAACTTTTCAGCGTAACAAGAATAATTCAGTCGTGATGGATGTGGTGACACCTAAAATCCAAGAGATTGATGATGACTTCCCTGAACACAAACTCCAATCTCCTCACATCTTAAACTCTGGTGATGTTGCTCAAGTCTCTTCATCTTCAGCATTAACCCGTAGTTTGCACCTTCCTGCCTCATTGTTGGCCAAGTACATGAAGTGAATGGATTAGGCACGTGAAACCCTGGTTGACAGCCTCGGCCCCAGCAAAGCTGGCACAAATAAATAAGACCTTATCTTCCTTCATGCTTTCCACAATTGGTATGAGTGACTAAGTAACCTTAGCTGTGTGGTTACCAGTACCGTCTGGCAAACGGCTTGCAGGCCGGCTTTTGAGAAGCTGGCTGTTGGAGGACTAGTCTCACAGTCTTTTTCTGAGCAGGGAAATAATATGCTCGGAACCCAAACTTACACCCCTGGGAACATACGTTGCC